AACTTCACTTGAGACATAAGTTCTGTCATACACGCAAGAAGATTTATTTCTTGGTCTGCGACAAAGGCGGACTTGTAAGAATAGTCAGCAAGTATAACAACAGCATGGGGGATAGTAGAAGGCACCAAACTATCATAAAGGGAATCGTAAATCCTACGATAAATACGGCTTGGGTCATTATCAAGATTGTTGACAATCCATCTACGAACATTGGTAAACTCTTTTTCTTTAAGAAATCTGATAAGTTCTTTAACTGAGTCCTCAGATAAATTAACCAAAATTCCAGCATCTATTTCTCCACTTGCAGAGTATCGTTGCAGTTCATTTAAAACTCTTCTCCAATCTGGGAAGAACTTTTGTATTAGAGATGCAACTACCTTTTTATTAAATTTAATATTCTCTGTATTTAGAATTTCTTCACATCTATGCATGAAGTCCATTGCAAGTTTTGGTTTTTCTTCAGCAGGAATACGAAATTCAACGAGAGAACACCTACTATGTAGTGGTTCAATAATACGATTACGAAAGTTACAAGTGAGAATAAATCCACAGTTTTTACTGAACTCTTCAATAAAACCACGAAGTGCTGGTTGTGTTGATTGTGGATTAAGATAATCTGCTTCATCTAGTATGACATATTTTCTTTTACCATCCATAGAAACAGTAGATGCAAAGTTTTTGATTTTGTTACGAAGAACATCAATACCAGATTCTTCAGAACCATTAATCATCATGTAAGTGCAACCGAGTTGTTCTAACATCGCCTTTGCAACTGTAGTCTTACCACAACCAGCAGAACCAGATAATAATAAATTTGGACAACTTTCATTGTCTACAAATTGTTGAAATGTTTTTTTCAATTCATTTGGAAGTATAGAACCATCAATAGTTTGAGGTCTATACTTCTCAACCCATAATATTTCATTCATGTAATTTTTCCTAAGCAGTTTCTAGTGCAATATAATATTCAATATTTTTATTGACATTCTTAAATCTTGAAATACCTTTTGTAGATACTTCAACATCATAATCACCACTCAAAAGTTTTAGATTTTCTACTTTAAAGAAAAACTTTTGATTAGGTGTTGCATTATCTCCTACTTCTATAGAAAAATTATTTGATGTATCATTCTTTCTATCTGATACACGAAGTAACATAGTACCATCATCACCAGTATCTAAAACCATATCTGGAACACCAAGAACAGAAGAAGCTTTCAATATTTGATTGAAAGTATTTTGTTGCAAGGTAAACTTTGCATCTGGTTCAGGCATAGTAATATCTGACTTTGGTGTAGTTACCACAGTTGGGTCAGAGTAAAAATATTTGAGAGATTGATGACCCTCACACATTCTTACATTATTTTCATTGAACTCTAATTCTGGGTCATTGAATAATGACATTGCAGATAAAAATTCGGTCAAATCATAGATTGCGAATTCTTGTTCAAAATTATCTGGTAACTCTGCAATAGATACAATATTCTTCATTTGCGACATTGTTGAAATCTTATTACCAGTTTTCACAAGTAGATTTGCATTGATAGTTGCATAATTCTTCAATACATCTCTGGTATCATTAGATAGTTTCATTACGAAAGACTCCTATACATAATTTAAATTAATATCAATATATACTAAAAAAGGGGAACTGTCAAGTCCCCCTCTTCTTTTATATTTTGAGATTTACTTGATTGTAATCAATCTAGGTTTCTTCTCTTCTGGAATTACTCTTTCAAGTTTGATAGTTAACATACCATCTTCTAACTTACCATCTTTTACAATGATGTCATCTGCAAGAGTAAACTTTCTTGTGAAGTTCCTATTTGCGATACCTCTGTAAACATTATTATCATCTTCATCTTTGGTATCTTTGATTGATTTCACAGTTAACACCCCATCTGCGACTTCGACTTCAATATCCTTTTTATTATATCCAGCGAGAGCCATTTCAATATTGAAATTGTACTCACCGTCTTTAATAATATTATATGGTGGAAATCCAGTTGATTCTGCTTGATGAGTTACATAATCGAACAATCTATCGAAAGTTCTGTCAAAACCCACAGCGTATGGTGTCATGTAATTATAATCAAACGCTTGAAGAGCGTTTTTTAAGTTGCTTAGATTTGTCATATCATATCTCCTATTTAAGCAAGATTAATTTTAGTAGACCCATTAAGGCGTCTACACTTATTTATATAGGGATTAATTTGTAAAAATCAACCCCTATACAAAACTTTTTTAAGCAGTTTCTGCCATTTCTAGTGCAGTATTAAGTGCTTTTAATTTTGTTCTTCGGTTTCTTCCATACCATGAAGAAGTCAATCTACCATCAGTAGTTCTACCTTGAACATGGTCATTTAAGAAAGTAACCGTATTGAACAACTGCCAATATGTACCCTCACCAAAACTTGCACCAGGCTGAGTATTTAAATTATCTAAACCAAGTTTTGCATTTAGTGAAGTAGTTGGGAATACACCGTCAACTTTTTCTTTTGCAGGCGTACCAAATACTGTGTTAAAGTATTGTATCACATTATCTTGAGTATATCTCTTTGAACCAAGAAACTCAGCCATAGTCTTATATTGGTCAAGTTTTTCTCTTGCGATACCCATTTGTTCTTTAACCTCAGAAGAGTCAAACTCTTTTCTGTGATTAACTTTTAACATTGCATCTGATTTAGCATTAAGAGATAATGTCAAAGTATTGTTACATACTACACGAATTGGTGTCATACGAATATCAATAGCTTTACCAAACTCATGAGGATTAGAAAACAGAAAATAGTTTTCGGTTACATCACCGTTGAACAATTCAAAACTATCTTTAGTCTTTGCAAGTGCCCAAACCATTTTACCATTGTTTAATGACCCTGCTGTGTGCATTTCCATGTCACCAGCTTTTACATACTCTTCAAAGAAATTAAAAGCATCAGCGTTCTGAACTGGATTCCAACCTTTACCAACAATGTCTAAAACTGCACCATCAGATGACCTAACTAATGCTTGTTTATTTGTAACAGTTGAACCACCAGCAGTTACCAAGTTCTGTTTTTCTACAGACCAATCAACTCCTGCTTTCTTCATCATTTGTTGTGGTGTTAAATCATCAACGACTTTTACACCCAGACCATGCCAAGGTAACTCCCCAGCATAAGCCATTGTTTCTACCATATGTGCCATAATATACCTCTTTCTTTTTTGACTACTCTTATAACCTACCATGTTTTGATAACAAAGTCAAGTCACTTATGCATTATCTACAACATCCATATCATCATCTAACATTCCAAGATTTTGTATTAAACCATTATCGTCTTTTAATACTCGTTTTGCAATGATATATGCGATACTTTCTCTGGTCTTTGCATTTAATCTATTTTTAGTGATTGCATTTTGTCTCCAATCAACTGTATCAACCCACTCTTTAAATGATTTAGTAATATCTTCATCTGTATAAGAACCCATATCTAAGTCATCATTTTTTTGAAGTAACCAAGCAAGACCAACTAATAGATAACCAGAAACATTTGTTTCTTTAGAGTATACACTTTGAATTATATTTGAGGCTCTTACTATTACATTTTCAGATAATACATTCTTAATATAGGAATTGAATACTTCAGAAAATCCACCTAGTGATACACCATTCGGATTCTGTTGTTCAACATTCAATTTTGCATTAATTAATAAAGTAAGAAATTTAAGTGCATCTGGGTCACGAAAAACAACTTCTGCTCTCCATACCTCTTCTGGTTTCATTTTCTCTGTATCTGCTTGTCGCATTTTAAACCAAAGTGCTTCTTCTCTACGACACTCTAGTTCTGTTAATTGTGGTAAATGTTTAGTTCTTGTAACTGCGATATTTGGTAATCCACAAATTCCTGCTTTCATACATCTACGCAATCCATCCCAAACATATTTTCTACCACTTGTTCTAATTGCAACATCTGCTCTTCCAGCACCAGAGTGATTAAAACCTTGATGTTTTTGAATTTTATTTACAATTTTTCTTAAACGAATAACTCTCTGATAGGTTAAGTCTACCCACAAATCATTTAAATCTTCTAGATATTCTTGTTCTACATGAGATGGGGTTATTATAAAACCCTCTATTGTTTTTTGTTGGAAGTTTGTAATTTGTAAAATAGTTCTTACTAATTTACCTACATTATAATCTTTGTTAATTTCAAGATTGTTTAACCAAGCATCTACTTCTTTAAAGGTGCTCATTACTTTATATACATCTTTTGACATATTAATCTCCTTAATATATTGTCTTTCGTAATACGTCATGTATTACATAGAATTATTTATACATCATAATATTTTAAAAGTCAAGTCATAAAATCAAAAAGAGGTGCAGTTTTTTTAATCCTTGCTTCTGCGATTTCATAGTATTCTCTTTCTTTCTCAATACCAATGAAATCAAACCCCTCATCTTTTGCGGCCATACCAGTTGAACCACTACCCATAAATGGGTCAAGAACAGTACCACCTTTTGGTGTAATAAGTCTACAAAGATATTTCATAAGTTCAACTGGTTTTACAGTTGGGTGTGTATTCTTTATTGCACTATTGTGTCTTTCAGATTTAGAAGTTTTAGGACAATAGAAATACTTTGCCCAACTTTCATCTAAACCATCATGCATAACATTAGCAGGGAATCTACCTCTGGGGTCTGCATCTGCAAATTCTGTTCCCTCTGCTTTCATACCAGAGTTGTTATTTGTCCACACCCCATCTTCACTTCTTGATTTACGAACTACCTTTTTTCTTGCAACATTTTCTGTTTGACCAAAACTTAGTTTATCTATACCGATTGCTTCTTTTGACTTTGCACCCACATCTTTGAAATCTGGATTCGTATCTGGATACTTTGCATCATTACCCTCAATCCTACAACCATCAATATTAATACCACCAGTTCCATGTTTCAATATATTACCAACAATAGAACTTTCTGATAATGGTTTTCTTGCCATCACTATAGGTTCATGTGCTGGTTTGAGTGCAGTTCCCCAACCCTCATATTGTTTTGCCTCATCAGTTACTAATTCGTTTACATCTTCTATTTTTTGGTTTGATTTTGAACCAACAACTTTTGCATAATCATTACCACCAGAACGACCATGTGTTTTTTCTCCTATTTTTTTACCAACTTTAGGAAACATAGTATCAGACCAATCTGGATAATTTTTAAAATAATCACATATAAGAATAAATCTTTCATAAGTTAACATTTGTGGGCAAGGAGTATTTTCTCCTATAAAGTGGTCTATCTGTCTTGGTGTTACTTGTGCGGCTTTTGCTAGTTCTTCACGACTACCTAATGATTTTAACCAAACCCTAATGGTGTCATTATTTCCTCGCCTTTTATCAATTTGTTTTCCTATATTCAAACTCTTTGGAAAACCACTTCCATATATCCACATAATCTGGTCACGAATCTCAAAACCAGCATCTTCTATTGCAACTGCCATTCTATGATAGTTTCTTGATGCAGAAAAAGCAATCAAATGACCACCAGGCTTTAGTAAACCTAAACATAAACTCCAAGTCATTGGGTCAAATGCAATATCTCCACCATCCCATTCTTTTCCCATAAATCCAGTTGATGCTCTTTTAAATGCACCGTCAGTTCCATATTGTGCTGGTGCAGAACTATCTTTACCAAATCTTTCTACAATAGATGTCAAATGATATGGTGGGTCTGTAACAATTGCATCAACCATAATTTTTTGTCTTTGCAGTTTTTTCATTTGTTTTCTACAACAACCATTAAGTAACAACATGACTAAAATTCCTATTCTTTTCAAATTTAATTGTATGTCTAAACTTATCAAATAACATATCTTGTTTATGTGATATTACAAATACATTTTCATTATTAAACGTATTCAATATCTTTAGAAAATCATCTGTACCAGATGAGTCAAGTGAACTATCAAATATTTCATCAAGTATCAAAAGATTTGTATTTGTAGAGTTTTTCATCTTTGCAATAGCTCTCCAAGTAAAAAGAAGTGCAAGGTCTATTCTCATCTTTTCACCCTCTGAAAAGTTTGCATATGAAAAGTCATCTCTAAATCTTGACTTGATAGTTTCGTTAAAGTTTTCGTCAAGATTAAAGTTACAAAAGAAATCCATACTTGACAAATAAGTATTGACAAGTTTATTCATGATTGGTAAATATTGTTTAACAATTTTAGTTTTGATACCAGTATCTTGTAAAAGATTTCTTGCAACGTCATAGTAAAATAATTCTTCTTTGTATTTTTTTGAAGTTGATTCTAAACCATACAATTTATCTTTGAGTTTTTCAAGTTCTTCTAAATCTTTTTTATCAATTTGGTTCTCTTCAATATTTTCAATCTCTGCTTCTAGTTTTGCATTGAACCTTGAAATTTCTAATATTGCACTACGACTTTTCCCAATCTCAATTTCATTTGATTGAATTTGTTTTGCAATCTTTTTATATTCAGATAATTTAGTATTGACTTTATTCATTTCATCTGATAATTTATTTAAACCCTCAGATAATTCTACATTATCTCTTTCTCTAACTTGAATACTTCTAGTTTTAAATTCTTTGTCAATTTGTTGTTCACAAGTTGGACACTCATCATTCTTTTCTAAAAAACTAATCATACTTTCATTTCTGTGGTGTTTACCTTTTAAAGTATGTTGTATATCTTTTAGTTTATCTCTTTTGTCAATTACTTGTTTTTCTGAAATCATTGCATTTAGAAGTTCATCATTTTTTTCTTTTACTTTTAGTTCCTCAGCTTTCTTAGATATAATATCTTCTTCATTTGTTGCAAGTAAGTTTTTCTTTTCTATAAGTAAATTTTCACGATTGTTCCTTGCATCAGTAATATACTTTTCTTGCATTTGTATTTTATTTTTAGTTAGGTCTTGACTATACTTTGTATCTTGTGCATTTGTACTAACTTCTCTATACTTTGTTTTTAGAACAAGATTCATTAATGAGAATATTTTAATATCTAAAATATCTTCAACAACATCTCTACGATTTTTAGTATTTAATTGCATGAAAGGTACAAAAGTAGAACTACCAAGTATTACAACTTGTGTAAAAGAACGATAATTAAATTTAAGGATTTGAGTTTCTAAATGTTTCTGATAATCTTTTGCATTTGCATTTTGATTAATCATGATACCATCAACATATATTTCAAATAAATTAGGTTTCATACCACGAACAATCTTTATATACTTGTTCTGTGTTTCAAACTCAATCTCAACTACTGCATCTCTTAAATTAATTGAATTAAGTAATTGTGATTTACTAATTTGACGAAATGGTTTATTAAATAAAACAAAACATAGTGCATCAAGAATAGTAGATTTACCAGCACCATTTTCACCAACAACTAATGTTGATGGATTTTTATCAAGCAATATTTCTGTGAAAGTATTTCCAGTTGATAGGAAATTCTTCCAACGAACCTTTTTAAATATTATCATTATATCTCCAAATCACAAGCTTCTAAGTAAAGTGATTTTAATGTATTTTTCAATCTTGGTTTATCTATTTCTGTATCTAATTCATCTACATACTTTTCTAACAAAGTGGTTGTGTCTTGTGTATTTTCTGCAATATCATCAGATACATTACTTGCATCTAAGTCAGAAAAGTCCTCTACGATTTTTACTTCGTGAGTTTGTTCTTGTAACAACCTATCGGTAAATCTATCAAACTGGTATAAGTCCTTTTTATTTACAACAATTAGTTTAATAAACTTATCTCTATATTGTTTAGTTTCTACTTTGCTATAATCAGTTTGTGTATCATCATAATAAATCTTTTCAAAGATTGTATAGGGATTGATAATTCTTTCTAACTCTCTTGTTTCAGTATCAAAGATGTGAAAACCTTTTGGACAGTTATCATCACTCCATGTCATCTGGTATGTTGAACCAAGATAATAAATTTGACCATCATCTGACTTTTTATGAAAGTGTCCAGAGAATACAGTTGGAAAAGATTTAAATATTTCTTTTGGATAACCGTTTTCAGAGAAATGACCTTTATGCATTTCAAATCCATTAATCTCTAAATGACCCATACAAATAGTTGCAGAAGTTTCTTTAATACCTTGAATTGTTCTACCATAGTTTTCTGGATTAATCCAAGGAACAAAATGTATCTGTGTATCATCAAAAGATACAGTATTACTTTCCGTATAATATTTTATATTATCATACTTATTACCAACTAACTCTTGTACAGAGTTTACTTCATTCGTATTTTTATAGTAGGTATCGTGATTACCAATAAGAATATGGGTATCAAGTTTTCTATCTACTATAGGTGTAATGAAACGTCTACGAAAATCATTTGCAATCTTGTATGAAACAAACTTACGTCTGTCCATAGTATCACCTAAATGAATAATCGTTTTTATATTATTTTTATCAATGTATGGAAAAAATATATTTTCCCAGAACTTATAGAAATACTCGTTAAATGGTAAACTATCGTTTCTCGCACCAAAGTGAGTATCAGTTATCAGAGCTATCTTCATAAAATAATTCTAATCCTTTTGGTTTTGTTTTCTTCTTTTTTGGTTTATAGACATCTTCCTCTGGAAGAAAGTTTTTTTGTAAATAGTCTATATAAGGATTATCAAATTCTTCTCCACCTATTTCATCAGGCATGATGTTCATGTTTTCTATATATTTGTTTTTAACATGAGCCTGTTTCTTTTCTTTTTGTATTCTTCGCAAAAATGCATAGTAAATTATTTGTGTAAAATATGCAAAAGGGTTATCTGATTTATCTGGATTAAAGTTGTGAACATATTGTAGACAATTTTCTATTCCATCACTTATCATTTCTTCACGATATGTGTAGTTTATAAAATTAGGTCTATAAGACAATCTGTTTGCAATCTTTAAAAAACAATCACCAATGTAATTAGATATTGGTGGTGGTCTATTTCTACCCTCTTTTTTTGCTTGTTCGCATTTTGCTTTCCAGTCTTTCATGGCTTGCAAAAATTCTTTGTTATTTACATAGTGAGCTTTGTTTGACACGACATTATTCCTTGTCTAAATTAAGTAGAATATAACATTATATAACACTAAAGTCAAGTCAATCTAAGGACTTGACTCTAAAGTAAAATAAGTGTATACTCACTTTGTGATTCACAGATTAATGTATTGTTTTTGAAATTGGTTCATCAAAATCATCATCTAATTTATTTTCTTCTTCTCTCATCAGAAATTTCTTAACAAACTCCTGCTCGATTTTATCTAATTCTTTTTTACTGGGTTGTCGTAGTTCTGGTAACTTTTGGTCTTGCCATTTCTTTACACAATGTTCATAAAATCTGGTTAGACCCACAGAGGATTCCGTGATTGCAATTACATTGTTTTTTACAACATCATATTTTTGATTTTCACTAAGTTTAATCCATTGTGAGAACGCCATGGCTTCTTCTATATTACCATTCTCTCTATATCTAGGATAAACATTTATTTTTAATGGATTTTCAACTTTAATAAATTCACCATCAGTAGAAGAAATAGTTGCAACTAATTCATCTCCATTTTTTAGTTTTATTATTTTTGTTTCCATATCATTTCTCTATGTTAAGATTTTTAATTTCATAATCAAATTCTTCTTCATTATAGATATTTATTCGTTCCATAAAATGACGAAGTGTAAAATTCTGTCTTGATTTATATGTGAAGTCATCTGCTATATCATAAAGAGTGGCTGTACTTTTTTCTGTCCCTTGTCGCAACCCTCTACCGATTGATTGTAACACTCTAATGCGTGACTTGCTTGGACTACTAAAGACCACATTATGAAGATTGCGAATGTTAATCCCAGTAGAAAAAGTACCGTATGATGCAATGATGATTGCATTTTTTTCTTTTTCTGTAATCTCACGAATATTCTCCCTTGTTTGTGCATCAGTTCCACCATGAACATAAAATACTTTTCTATTTAAGTCTTTCATCATGTCATATAAAACTGCACCATGTTTCTCTACAAATTGAAATAATACAAGTGTATTACCTTTAAGATATTTTGTCAAGTTGACAACAAATTTATTTCTTCTTTCATCACGAACTATTAAATCTACTTCGTCTTGAAACTTTTGAGTTTTCATAAATTTACAATCTACTTCTGGATATTGCAATACTATACACTTTATATTTAACTTTGCAAGTGTTTTTTTATCCATTAATTCTTTTGTGGTAGTTACCCTATTGACAGAACCAAATAAACCC